AGTAGGGACGTTAAACAGCTACTCCTTAACAATGACAAACTAGGCTAGCTGGCTGCCTGTTGCGAGCCCATACGCTGAACGGTTATCAGTGAACTTTAACAAACAAGAGAGGGTAAATCTTTATTAAAAGGGGTGTATGAGTAGCTCTTATACAACTTGATCACTAAAGGGAAACCTCACTTTAGCACCAAGACGCTGGATAATATATCCGTTCAGAAATGGTGCAACTGCCAGGTTTCCCCCGCCCGTAGGGCAATTAAAAGTAGGGGTTATTTTAAGTTTGGCTCACGTTGGCGGCTCACGTTTAAGTTGTAGCCCCCGGTGCATCGGATAGCTCCCAAAAATTATGTAAAAAAATAAATGATCCTACAATATTGTGCGACTCTATCATTTTAAGCACTTAATAGCTATATGGTACATTATGCCACCCTCACAATAAAAAGCCCGTACAAGGCCTGTACGTGGCTTATACGGTACATATAACTGGTGTATATATATCTCATAGTTTAGATAAAATAAAAACAGGCGACTGCTACATCACCCGTTCTTATAACCTTATTATTTTATTGTATAGCTAGTTCTTTTTTATGGTTGCCCCTTGCCTCAATAATCTTGTATAGTTCGTGATCCGTTACGCTATCTATCGTGTCCGCAAGATCGTAGTATATGTCCGCGCTGCAAGTTCTTAATGCCTCCCTTTCTAGCTCTTCTCTGTTTGTCATTATTTACTCCTTTATTTTGTTAGTTGTAGATATACTGTCATGATCCCCACTATGTAGGCGGTTATATATAACACATCAATCATTGTCGCACCTCAAGTTTTGTTATATCGCCGCCAGCAATCATTGCCGTATCATCAGACACGTTTACCATAATTAGCGTGCCACCGATCAATGCTGCTATTTTTTGCGCATCTGCACCGTTCAATTTTATTGTGTTCATCTTATAGCCTCCCTATGATTGATATTTTTTAATTATATTTTCAAGCTGTTCATAACCGGCGTCTTGATAATCTGTTACAGTTCTGTAAAGTTCACTGTCGTCGTCAACCTCAAGTTCAACGGAGTACACTTCTACGCTGTAATAATCGCCAAAGTCGTGCCTATTATGTTTTAAAGTTACCTGAAAACTACCGCATAATTGACCCCTAGCGTCAAGATAATGCAAGTCGTTCAAAATACGCCCCGCAAGTTTACTTGCAGATTGATAACTGCCGTCATTGCTGTCGACGGTTGCATAGTAACGGCGTTCTTTGTAGATGTCTTCGCTGTTTTTTATTTTTTTGTAAGCTTGTTTAATGTTCTTATAATCTGTTGTTGTCATTTTATAGCCTCCTTATGATTATTTTTAACGCATTTTTTGCATACTCTGTTATTGGTAAACATTGCCAACATATCGTTATCAAGTGGCCCGCCGCATTGTTGACAGGTAAAAAGCTTATCGCAATCATCGCAAGCAAAAAGCTCATCTAGCGTGCCATGTATAGTGTTACAATTATACATCTATTGCCCCCGAATCTAAAACCATAACTATTTTTTTAGTATTTAAGTCGTAAACCTTGCCCGTTGCTAGTTCTATCGCGTAGTTATCATAAGGTTTAGTATAATCGGCGGTTGTACCGTTGATGTAGTCAATATCTTTTAACCACTCATAACACCCGCCTAAACCCCACGCGTGGCCCCCTGTAAAGCTATTCTTGCCATTATATACATCCAGTGTGAAGTGGTAATAGTTTGCACCTCTAGTGTTCATACTGTAAATGCTACCACCCCATGAGTTCAAGAATTTTAAAACGGGTTTTATAGTGTTTTTATTTAGTTTACGGGTTGATGTTATATAGCTCATTTTAAACCTTTCTTATTGTATTATCTCTGTAAAGTCATAGCGGTTTGGGTTATCGTACCGCCAAATGTGAAAAATTGTTTTACGTTTTTGTTTTTTTTGCATAGTTATGCCTCTGTAATTAACTTTTTTATGCCTTGCAATGTATCAGACATTAACCGTTGAAATTGCCCGTTCTTTTCAACGTAGGCCACGTAGTAGCCGTTGTGTTTGTTTTTTGTAATTGTTGTGTTCTTATATTGCATAACTACCCCAAAACCGTTGTTGGTATGTTATGTTCAATCATATAGTTGTAAACGCTAAACATTTTACTATAACCGTTAGGTATATTCTTTTGTTTTGCAGCGTGGCTAAAGCTTTTAGCGGTTGACCACCCTCGCAAGTAACCTTCGGTTAAGATGTTCTGGATATATGGTGATAATTTATCGGCCATTGCCTTGTCTACCTTGTATTGTATCATTATAGTACCTCTTTTATTATTATTGTTTACAGATATAAGCAAGAGTATTAACCTTGTGGAGTTTCTGGTTAAGCGTCCCTACCATCGCTTAACTCTTGCTATCACTGTATGCTATTCAATCGTTATAATTGAATGATTAGATTATAGCACACAAAATAATAATCCTGCAAGTACTTTTTAATACTTTTTTGTAATAAACTTGTGTATAACTATTGCATAACAGAGGTGATATTGCTATAATTATGTATAAGTAGTACATTAGCAATATGAGTAAAACCGCCAAAAATACCATAAAACTTGCCCCAAAAGTAAAAGCATTTGCAGATGAGTTAATAAACAACCCTAAAATAAGCCAAACAGAGGCCTACATAAGAACACATAAAACAAATAACCGCACAACCGCTAGAATCAATGCAAGTAAAACGCTAACAAATACCAATGTGCAAATCTATCTTAATAAGCATATAGACAAGGCAAGGAATAAAATAGTGCAATTAATAGATAGCGAACGTGAAAATATAAGCTTACAAGCTAGCGAAATGGTACTTGATAGAGCGTTAGGTAAACCAGTACAACAGACCCAAAATATAAACCTCAATATTGATAGCGCCTTGAACGATATCTTATAAAGTAACAGAGGTGTATTAAGAGGGTAGGGGAGGGGGATACACCCAGATATGCGCGGGGGTATACAGTATACAGAATACGAAGTATGAGTACTATCCACAGAAAGATATGTCCTAGTTTTAAATAATGGTAGGTATACGGTATACGGTATACGGTATACAGTATATAATAAAGGTATGCCTAAAATAACTGTATATATTAGAAACGATGATTATATTAAATGGAAACAAGTTCCAAACAAATCAGAATTCATTTCAGCGGCGTTGAATGATAAAGAACCAATCAAACCTATTAAACAAATTAAACAACCCAAACAAACTAACTCTAACTTCACCTTTTGTAAAAACGGACACCCTATAATAGAGGGGAGGGGGGTTTGTTTTGGTAAAGGTTGTAAATACAATTAGGAGTTCTCAAAATTTATGCTACTAACTGAAGAAGAAAAACAGAAGCTAGAAACTCTTTCTCCTGAACACAGAAAGCTTATTGAAGTAGCCAGAGATTTCCACAGGTACTGTTTAAACAACTTAAAAATTCGAACCAAGAATGGTGACGTCGTTGGTTTGGAACTTAACAATATTCAAAAGAAAATAGTAGAACTCGTTTTAGACGATTTAATGAATCAAAGACCTGTCCGATACATTGTCCTAAAAGCAAGGCAGGAGGGCGTATCAACAATCGTAGAGGCTTTAATTTACTGGTGGACTGCAACTCATAAAAACGTCAAGTCTAAAATCGTAGCCCATGATGGAGACACCGCCAAGCAGCTATACGAAATGTTTCGCCGCTACTACGACAACTCAAACCCATTATTCAAACCAGCAACCAAGTACAATACTCGAACAGACCTTACTTTTGATAACGACCAAGGCACCGGAATTAAATCGCAAATTGACGTAGCTTCCGCTCAGAACACAGGTACTGGTCGTGGACAAACCATTCAGTGGTTGCATGGTTCCGAAGTTGCTATGTGGCCAAATGGAGCCGAATTGGTAGCTGGACTTATGCAGGCCGTACCTAAACTTCCCAACACTGCTATCTTTTTAGAATCAACCGCTAACGGAATTGGAGATTTCTTCCACAAAACGTGGCAAGCATCAAAAGCCGGCAACTCAGTCTTTAAACCATTATTCTTTAGTTGGAAAGAACACGAAGAATACCAACTTACTCCGCCTAAAAACTTCAAACTAACGCCAGACGAAAAGAAATTAAAGAAAGATTTCGATTTAACTGACGCTCAGGTTTACTGGCGACGTGAAACCATGAAGGAATTCGTAGCCGACCCGCAAAAGTTCTACCAAGAGTACCCGCTTACAGACGCAGAAGCCTTCCTAAGCAGTGGTAGAAGCCGCTTTGATATACCTTCTTTAATTAAAATGGAAGAAAAATGCTTTAATCCTACCGCTTATGAACTGTATGAGGACGAAGAAATCGTCGCAAAGCCACTTATCGGTGCTCCGTTAAAGATTTGGAAGATGCCGCAGCCCGAAAAGAGCTATGTAATCGGTGCAGACGTAGCTGAGGGCGTTAATAAAGACTATTCAGTAGCTACAATCATGGATGAGGACAACATGGAAACCGTAGCAAGATGGAGGGGGGATGCCGAACCAAGTGAATTCGGTGAAATATTAGACCAACTAGGCAGATTTTATAACAATGCTCTAATCGCAGCCGAAATAAATAATCATGGTCTTACCACAGTCCAAAGATTAAGAGATTTAAACTATTCAAACCTATATAGACGTGAAAAAGGCTTAGAAGAACGCTTTGAACAGCATACATCTAAGCTTGGTTGGAAAACAGACCGCAAAACTAAACCTTTAATGATTGACGCATTAAGTGAAGCTATCACTGCAGGCAAGATCAAAGACTACGACTTAACATTTGTTAGGGAATGTATGAGTTATGTAATTGACGAGCGGGGGCGGACCAACGCACAGCAGGGAGAACATGACGATACAGTCATCTCAACTGCAATTTGTTTACAAGTTTTTGATTGGAACGACGCAGTAGTCGGGAATAAATACGTCAAATCAGCAATCCCCGAACAATACCTCACAATTAAGAGCCGTATGCAAAAGCTTAAAAAAACGTTATCATTTTAAAGTACATTTGATATTATGTGACTGGAGACATACATGAACGACAAAAATACAGTACGAAATGTGATGGGGAAGTTCAACAAATCCCGCAACTATACACGAAAAGGCTTTTGGAAAACTTGGAAGAACGCACGTAAACTCTTCAACAACGAACGAGTAATGGCAAACTATATTGGTAACTCTGATACCTTTGTTCCAGAAACATTTACTATTTTACAATCCATTAAATCAAACGTTATTGGCGGTAAGATTTCTATGAACTACTTACCAACCAGAGACGACCAGACTGGTGATACAGAAGTTCTCAATTCATTGATGGCTCAAGTGTGGGAACAAGATCGCACCAAACTAAAAGCTTCATGGGCACTAGAAGATTCACTTATTACAGGTAACGGTTATTTGTGGCAGTACGTTGAAGATGGTCTACCAGTAAACTTATACGTTCCTACTGAAGATAACTTCTTTGATACATCAGCTACTAATTATGAGAATCTACGTTTTGGTGGGTATCGTCATTTGACAACCCTAGATGACCTCAAAAAAGAAATGATGACCAATCCTGACTACGATGAAACAATTCAAGACAGTGAACTAAAAATTCCGAAGTATAAAAACCTTGACAAGATTAAACCGTTATCTGAAAGTGGTGAAACTAAAATTGGTGACGACAAAACTGCTAAACAATTACGCGAAGAAATGTTGGCGGGCGCACCACTTGGCGAAGAATCAGGACAAGATGATAAAGAAACAAACATTGTTGAAATTATCTGCTACTTTGACAAAGAACGCATGATTAAAATAGCAAACCGTTCAGTAGTTATCTTAGATGTAGAAACACCATTTAAGCGTGAAGAAAAAACTATTGAAAGTGTTGACGATATGGGTAACCCAGTACAAATCGTACTTCCTGAAATAGAACCATTTATTCCAGTTGCCCCAGCCAGAGATTATGTAGATGGTGCCATGTGGTACGCAAAGGGCGAAGTAGAAGTTATCGGTGAACTACAAGAACTTCTAAACGATACTCAAAATCAAAAGACCGACAATCTTAACTACACGTTAAACAGAATGTGGACCCTTGACCCATCACAAGCTCACAAGAAAGACGAGATTCAATCAGTACCCGGTGCAGTCTTTACTATCCCTCCTGGCTCATTAGAGCAAATTCAAACCGCTTCAATCGGTGGTGACGCAGACAATGAAATGATGCGTATTACTTCTGCTATGCGTCGTGCTACTGCGGCTGATGAACTTATCCAAGGAGCAGCTACCGACGGAACGATTACCGCTACTGAAGTACGGGCACAACTAGCACAAGCAGGTACACGCTTTGGTTCTAAAGTTGAAAACTACGAAAATGAATTCTTCTGTATATTAGGTAAAAATATGTTCAAGATTCTTCAAATCTTTACTACTCAAGAAATAGCTGTAAGAATGCTTGGGCCAAAAGGCGTAGAGTGGAAAAACTACAATCCAGGTGAATTCTTAGGTGACTACGACGTCAAGGTTGCTCTTGACGGTACAGCTCGTGTCCTCAAGGAAACAGAAAAACAAGAAGCAATGCAGTTCTTCTTAATGGCAAGTAAAATGCCGTTTGTAGACCAACAAGTATTATTCAAGATGGTTGCTGGCAAACTGTTCGATAAAACTGAACAAGAATTACGCGACTTGATTGCCGCCCAACCTATGGGAGTACCTGGACAATTACCGGGTGAGGTTTCTGGTGAAATGGGTGGTATGCCACAAGCAGGTGCGGGTGAGATGGCACAAATGCCAATGAGCCAAGCTGAATCACAAGTAACAAATCAGGAGATGCAAGGTGCTGGCATGAATGTACCTGGCATGCCACAAGCATGAAGCCCGAACTAAGAAACTCACTAAGAGAATTTATTAAATCACCAGCAGGCGCAGAGTTGCTTGGGCTTTTAATTAACCAAGAACTAGCATTAGAAGCTGAAGCCACAAAAAAAGATGTTACTATCGATAGACAGGTACAACTGTTTAACAAAAAACAAGGAGTGTATTGGGTGCGTACACTCATTAGCGACCTTATCGATGCTCGCAATGGGAAGTAAGGCACCTTTACTTCCCTTTATGGGTATTGACACTTACTAGTGCAACCATTACTATTTTGCT